CCGAACAATCAACATTGTTATGGGAACAATATTGCCCGTGGTCTATTACTAACGGTGGTTATATTGAATGGGCAAAAAATGAAAATCCCTCATTTCGGTCTAGCAAGACAATATAAGAATCTCAAAGATGAATTGCTTGATGCAACTGACCGTGCATTAAGTACCGGAAAACTTGTGGGTGGAAAGTATACTAAAGAATTTGAAACTTGGCTTGCAGTTAAGACTAAAGCAAGATATGCTATCACAGTGCATAGTGGTAGTCAAGCATTAGAGATAATTGCTAGGCATAAACTATCCGTATACTTAGGAACATCACGTTCTGTATTATTTCCAACAATACAACTACCTAACTTAACTTATCCTGCAACACTTAATGCATTCATAAATGCAGGATGGAATGTAGAATTAATCGACACCGATAAAAATGGTATCATGAATGATAAAAGCAGAGGGCCATATGTTTGTTTAGTTGGGTTATATGGTAGAAAGCCATGGCCTAATACGTTATCCTCATACTCATCAACCGCAAAAGGGACTCGTATTATAGTAGATGGGGCACAACATTGGTTATGTGCAGACGGAGATATTGGTAGTGGGATGGCAATTAGTTTTGATCCTACAAAGAATTTACCAAGTTCAGGCAACGGTGGTGCTATTGTAACTAACAGTGAAGCATTATATAGATTTGCGGTAAACTACCGAGACAACGGTAAAGCAGATGACTTTTCTCATTCAGGTACTAACACTAAAATGAGTGAGCAAGATTGCGCTCAAATATTAGTCAGAACTAAATACATAGATGAATGGCAAGAACGTAGACATGATATTGCCAACTACTGGATTGATTGTTTTAAAGATTTACCGTTACGTTGTTTAACAGATACCATAGGACCTCATGCACATCAGAAATTTGTATTGTATTTACCTGATAGAAATTCATTACATACACACTTATTAACAGATGGAATAGAATCAAAAGTTCATTACGAATATACATTAGGTGATTTACCAATTAGTAAGAATTTAGTAAAACCTGATATGTTGGGTACTAGTGTTATGCTTAGTAGAGGTGTATTAAGTTTACCTATGTATCCGGAATTGACTGATGCAGAAGTTGAATACATTATGGAAAAGGTTGTAGAATACATAGATAAATAAGTCTATGTGGATTCTATCATTTTTTCCTAATTCTGTAACTCATGTTATTTTTTTTGCCGGGGTCATTGGAACTATTGCTGGATTTATTTTAGGATTTATCCCTTTTATTGCTACATATAAACTCCCTATACAAATAATCAGCATTTTAGTATTGAGTTTTGGTTTGTACATGGAGGGTGGATTAGCTGACCAAGCAATATGGCAGCTTAAAGTAAAAGAAATGGAAGCTAAAGTTGCCAAAGCCGAGACTGAATCACAAAAAGTAACGACAGAAGTTGTTACCAAGATACTTACTAAGAAGCAAGTAATCAAAGAAAAGGGTGATGATATTGTAAAATATATTGACAGGGAAGTTGTAAAATATAACAATACTTGTACTATTCCAGAAGTAGTTATTACCGCACACAATGCAGCAGCAAAAAATGAAACTACTAGTTTGAAAACTCAAACTGAAGTACCTACAGATTTACATAATAAATTAGTAACTCCGCCGATGATATTGGCACCTATTAAATGAAAAACTTAATACTATTGTTAGTAATCTTTGTATCAGCATGTAGTACAGTGGTTCCTGTAAAACAAAAATTTCCTGATTTCCCCGAAGCATTGTCACAAACATGCAAACCTTTACAAACAATTGATGGAAACACCACAACATTAAGCAATTTAATGGAAGTTGTAGCACAAAATTACGCCACAAGACATGAATGTGCAGCACAATTAGAAGCAATACTTGACTGGTACGCTCAACAAAAGAAAATTTTTGACCAAGTCAATTCTGACTAATCCATAAATAGTGATAAATACACTATAGTTTAGGATGTATACATGACTCAAGAATTAATCAATATAGGTGCTCAACCCAATGACGGCGAAGGTGATCCGTTACGTACAGCCTTTGCGAAGATTAACAATAATTTCACACAATTATTCAGCACTGGGTTTTTTACATCAAACGCATATTCTACTGGAAATACTGCTGGGCAGGTTATATTTTCAGCCCCTGTTGAAACGTTTACACAGGGTATATTTCAAATTAATTCTAATGATACTATAACTACTGATACTGAAAACATAGTTTTAAATGTATCAGTAATAAATGATGGTTCAGGATTAAAGTGGAACGGCCACAATACATTGTTTAATGGTAATGTATTAACTGGTTATGACATGGACATTTTTGATTCAAATGTTCGTATATTAGTAAATCCATTAATAGACACTACAATCTTTCACTTTATATCAGCACAGATTACTTGGACAGGGGTTCCTGTCCCTGGATTCAACTTGATTACTAACGATTCAGTTGACCCTCTGATCATAGACACTGAAAACAATTTTAGTATACAAACTGAAAATCAAGTAACGGTATGAGAGCAAAAGAGTTTGTAACTGAAGCTATTACTAGCAAATTGTTACCTGATCAGATGGGTGCTTTGCCTGCTACCTATGCTATTCCTGAACTACCTAATCAAGATGCATACCTACAGTATAGATTTAGTGTAGCAATTGCAGGAGCAAAGGGTAGAGAGCAGCGTGATAAGGATGGTGTTAGTAGCATGTCACGAGAAGGTCCATTTGGTGAAAGTGAGATTGTTGTAAGTTATGGTCATGATGTTGGACCATATATTGATGATGCACTTAAGCAAATGGGTCTAAGCGGTAAAAAGATGGTTAGTACCCCTACAAGTGTAGAGACAACTGATGTAGATAAAGTTAGCCCACTAAAGGCCTTTAAAGGATATCCAAAATGAGAGCCAGTGAGTTTTTAACTGAGGGCGAGGGAAAGATGCATGACCATCACAGTCAAGCTACTCAGGGTGTTTACAAAAGCCGTGACGTTGGTGGATATGACCGTATATATCATTTGAATCGTATGATGATGGCTATGAGTATGGCTGACGGTAAAAGTCAAGATGCAGTAGAAATGGATAATGCAAGTTTTGCAGAAAAATATAACACTGTTCATCCATATACCGAAGAGGAATATAATATGTTCATTTCAGCAACTAAAACTATACCCACAGATAAAAAGAATGTTGTTCCGTACAGTAAAAGTAAAGAACCAGAAGATACTAACACCACTAGCTTAGTAAAACCATTCAAGGGTTACAAAAGAAAATAATCAGAGTATCAAATCCTAGAATAAGTAATTATATCAAATTACAGGATTCTTGATGATTGATATTAACAAAACACTAGATTTAATAAAATTAAAGTTTTATAACGAACATTTATACACTGCCCATATCTATGCAGAAGGTGATAGTCCAATGCACAAGGGGTTAACTGAACAAGTTGTTCGTCAATACATTGACCCATTAAATATCCCTAAGAATAGTAAAATATTAGATTTAGGATGCGGCCCGGGCTATTTCCTAGATGAAATGAAAAAGCGTGAGTATACTGATGTGACTGGGGTATCATTAAGTCCGGAAGATATTAAAATATGTGAAGATAAAGGACATATTATTAAAAAATATGATTTAAGTTTTCTTCCACAAACAGATGGATACTATGATGAAAGTGTAGATTTTATATTTTTACGTCATGCATTAGAGCATAGCCCATATCCTATCTTTAGTTTAATGGAATATAATCGTATTCTTAAACAGCATGGTAAGATTTATATTGAGGTTCCGCAACCCGATTGTGATAGAAAACACGAAGAAAATCTAAATCATTACAGTATTCTAGGACAAAATCAACTAGCAGCATTGATTGTACGCACCGGATTTAATATTGATAGATTTGAAAACTTTGAATTTGATATTGAATTTACCAACGCAGAATTTCCTGAAAAATCAACTAAAGCAAGAGAAAAGTTTTACTGTATCGTTGCTACTAAACAGCGACCATTAGATATCAAATAAAGCATCCGGCTTTATCTCAGGCCATGATAAATACTTGAAACAAAGGATTTTATCGTCAGGTGAAGACCCATTTTCTAAAAACTAGTAGTTATTCTGATAAATACAGTTATGAATAAAACAGGCTCGGCGTCTTTGGTTAAAAACCCCTATACAAAGACAAAATTCAAAAACGATAAAGAATTACAAGATTTTATAAAGTGCTGTGACCCGGACACGGGTTATCTATACTTCATGGATAACTTCTTTATAATACAACATCCCACAAAAGGTAGTATGGTATATCACCCATATGGGTATCAAAAAAGATTAATCAATACATATCATAATTATAGATTTAGCATCAGTTTGATGCCGCGACAATCAGGTAAATCTACCTCGGCTGCCGGGTACTTACTTTGGTACGCTATGTTTGTGCCAGACAGTACAATTCTTATTGCAGCACACAAGTATACCGGCGCACAGGAAATTATGCAGCGTGTTCGTTACGCCTACGAAAACTGCCCAGACTACATTAAAGCAGGGGTAACAACTTATAACAAAGGCTCATTAGATTTTGAAAATGGTAGTCGTATCGTAAGTGCGACCACTACTGAAAATACAGGTCGTGGTATGAGTATTACATTACTATACCTAGATGAGTTTGCATTCGTTAGACCAAGTATCGCTAGAGAATTCTGGACTGCTATTACCCCAACCTTAAGTACTGGTGGTAAAGCTATTATCACTAGCACCCCAAACAGTGATGAAGATCAATTTGCTTTCATTTGGAAAGGTGCTAATAAAACTGAAGATGAGTTTGGCAACACTACTGAATTGGGTGTTAATGGATTCAAATCATATAGAGCATCATGGGATGAACAGCCCGGCAGAGACCAAAAATGGGCTGATGAAATGACAGCGCAGCTTGGAGAAGATAGATTTCGCCGAGAAATTGGTTGCGAATTTATTATTGCAGATGAGACACTTATTAATCCTAATACATTGATTGATTTACAAGGTATAGAACCTATATCT